GGCGGCCTGCGTATTGTGGCATTCCAGGATGTGGATTTTGTGCTGCGTAACAACGAATCCATCTGCTACGGTGTGAAACCTGCCATCTAATAGCTAAAGGGCAAGCCACATCACGTGGCTTGTTTTAACTGATAATTTTGGTGATGAATATGTCAAAAGTAGTTATTGCACTGACTTCAGCGATTGTGATCAGCGGTGTAATCCGTAAAGCGGGTGAAGAAGTGGAAGTCAGTCAGGAATTCGCCCGTGAGTTGCTGCACCGTGGCCGTGGCACATTGGTCCAGTCGGATGCGGTTCAGGATGACGAGCATGAAGAAACCATTGATTTATCCAAAATGAAAAAGGATGAACTGGCGGCCTTGGCGACTGAATACCAGATCGAGAATCCGGCCTCTTTTACCAAAGAACAGCTGATTGAAAAGATTTCTGCTGCTGCACACGAGGCTGAATAATGCCTGCACCAAGTTGGGAAAATCTGGATGTTTTTCTGCAGACAGACGCTGCTGGCGGTTTTGCAATTTCCGCCACGGTTGAGTTTGCGAATGGATCAGCAAGCCGGACCATGACCGGTATTTTTGATGAGCCGTATCTGAATGCTCAGCTTGGAGAATATGAGGTTGACGATGCTCAGCCTCGTTTCACCTGTAAAGAAATGGACGCCGTCGGAATCAAACGCCAGGATACTTTGATACTGGGTGACGGTCGCCGGTTTTTTATCATGTCTTATCCTCAGCCAGATGGCACCGGCATGGCGATGCTGAAACTTGAGGTGCTGGATGATTCAACTTGATATTCGTGCCGAAGGGATTCAGGCCATTGTTAATGAACTGGAACCGACCGAAAAACAGGCACAAGCCGCTTTAAGACGAACCCTCAGCCGCATGGCAAAATGGTTGCAAACCCGTACTGCACGCGGTTTGAGTAAAGAGCTGGAAATGCCGCAAAGGATTATCCGCCGCCGCCTCAAAAAAAGTTCGATTGTGAAAACCAGTGCCGGATTCTCCATCCGTCTGTTCTACGGTTTGAATGATGTGGCACTGATCCATCTGGGTGCCAGACAGACCAAACGTGGCGTATCTGCCGGCAAGCGCCGTGTCGATGGTGCGTTTATCAGTAAAACCAAGCATCAAGTCTTTAAACGTGTCGGAAAGGCACGCCTACCTATCGAAAAACAGGCCGAAACCATCAAGGCTAAAGCAGACAGTTATCTGGAAGGGGCTGAATTTAATTCAGTCGATTTTCACGCGCAGTTTTTTAAGACATTGGAGCATGAATTGAAATGGCAAATGCGTTAGCCGGTGCTGATCTGGAGCTTTTGCACAGCACCATTGTTGAAAAATTAAAAGCTCAATTTCCGCAGTTTAAAATTGTCGAGTTCTACCGTGAGGAAGAAGAACGCCGTGCGCCAAGCCAGCAGAATTTGCCTGCGTTAATTCTGGACCTGCCGGAACTGGAGCTGGATCCTGAAGGCGATATGTACACGGAACAGTTGCCACTGGTGGCACGTTTTGAAGCACGGGTGATTGATACCTTTAACCAGCCGAATGCCAAACTCAATATTAAAAAACTGGCCGTTCAATTGGCCTATTACATTTTTAAAAACAAACGCTTTCACGCCTTGAATAATTCGGCGGTAGGTCGTGCCACTGTGGATGCCATCGTGGAAGATGATTTCTTTCCAGAACTGGATCGTTTTGAAGTCTGGCGCGTGGATTTCTCCATGCAGCTCGGCATTGGTGCAAATATCTGGGATGAAACCGGTGAAGTGACACCGGATAATCCGCTGTTTATTTTTGCCGGAGAACAGCCGGTTCAGCTTGATGGTGACTTGCCGCTGGATGGTGCGAAAGACCTGACCGGATATGAACCAAATAATGGCCCGGGTAACGAGGCAAATTATCAGCAGGTGATGCCATGAGTTATCAAGCATCACAAACAGACCGCTTGCTGGCAAACCTGATCCGTTACGGGCGAATTCAGTCTGTGGCAGATGGTGTGGCCACGGTTGATTTTGATGGTGAAGTGGTGACTGGTCTGACCTGGATCAAACAGCGTGCTGGGGATGACCGGGAATATCACGCACCCAGTGAAGGGGAACAGGTGGTGGTACTTTCCCCCAGTGGGGAATTGTCGCAAGGTGTGATTGTCGGTTCGATTTCTCAGGATCTTTTTCCTGATGCTGGCAGCGATGCCAATCCACGAACCATCTATGCGGACGGCACGGTCATTGAGTACAACAAAACCAGCCATACACTCAGCATTGATACCAGTGCAGCATCTGGAATGGTCTTAATCAAATGTAATGCGGCCACGATTGAAGCGGTTTCAAGCGTCACGATTGATGCACCGAATACCACATGCACCGGTAATTTATCTGTGGCTAAATCACTCACCATGGGTGCTGGTGGCGGTACAGCGACCATTACCGGCAATGTGGCCATTAGTGGCGGAACATTAACCCATAACGGCAAAAACATTGGCGATAACCATCAGCATACTGGCGTGCAGACAGGCGGTGGCAATACAGGCGGGGTGCTGTAAATGATGAGTCGTGACACGGGAAAAACTGTAGAAAGAATCGAGCACCTCAGACAGTCCATTATAGACATACTCACAACCCCCATCGGTAGCCGGGTGATGCGCCGTGATTATGGATCACGGTTGTTTGAACTGATTGATGCGCCGGTGAACCGGGAAACACTGGTGGACTACTATGCTGCAGTGGCTGAAGCACTGGATCGCTGGGAAGACCGGATTCAGGTACAGCAGGTGGATATTACCAGTGCAGCGGTGGGCTCCATTACCTTGAGTATTACCGGTAAATATCTGGTGGATGGTCAAACTGTGAGATTAGACGGTATTCAAATTAACAAATAGGCAGTATATGGCTGGTTCAACAACCGCAGTAGATTTATCCCTGCTGAGTCCTCCTGATGTGGTCGAGCAGATTGATTTTGAAGTCATCCTTGCTGCGGCGCTGGAAGATTATTATGCAAAAATGGACGCGCTTGGCATTGAATACACCAAGCTGCGTGAATCTGATCCGGCGTACAAACTGGCTGAAGCCTTTGCCTATCGAGAAATGCTGGTGCGGCAGCGTGCCAATGATTCAGCCAAAGCGGTGTTATTGGCTTATGCAAAAGGCAATGATTTAGAACATAAAGCGGCAGAGCGCAATCTGCAGCGTCTGGTGATTACGCCTGCAACAGAAATCGAACCCGCTGTCATGGAAGCTGATGAAACCTTGCGTGCCCGTGTGCAGCTGGCACCGGAAGGTTATACCACTGCAGGATCGGAAGGTTCATATATCTTTCATGGCATGAACGCAGATGTGCGAGTCAAAGACATTCAGCCAGATTCGCCGACGCCAGGCATTGTCAATATCTACGTGCTTTCAACTGAAGGCAATGGCACAGCCTCGGAAGAACTACTCACGATTGTTGAAAATGCACTGAATAAAAAAGAAGTCCGCCCACTGACCGACAGTGTCAATATTTTCTCTGCCAGCATTATCAATTATGAAGTCACCGCTGTTTTGCAGATTGAAGATGGTCCGGATGAATCGGTGATTCTGGCTGATGCACTGGCACAGCTTTCCGAATACACCAGCAAAATGCATGCGCTTGGACGCTCTCCAACCCTGTCTGGTATTTATCAGGCATTACACCGCCCAGGTGTGAGTAATGTGGTGCTGACATCACCGGCAAGTAATCTGGCAGTTTCAACCGGTCAGGCGGCTTACTGCAATCTGGTAAACGTGACCACGGTACGACTGGGAGCATAGTATGAAAAGTTTGCTAACTCCCAATTCGACCAAGTTTGAAATCAATTTTGAACAAGCCTTTGCCCGTGTTTCTGATGTCAGTACACCAGCGCGAACCTTTAACAATCCAATGCTTGCGCCTAGCGTGGCGTTGCCTTGGTTAGCCTGGGAACAGTCGGTCGATTACTGGAACCGTGAGTGGAATGATGAGCAAAAGCGCAACACCATTGCCAGTGCCTACTTTGTGCATTGTCACAAAGGAACCATTGGTGCATTAGAGCTGGCACTCAATTCACTGAATATCGCGGTTCGTGTCGAAGAATGGCACAAGATGAGTCCAATCGGATCACCTTTCACCTTCAAAATTCACATTGAATCCAACCAGATCGGTGTGAAACAGGCACAGATTCAAGAATTATTAAAGATCGTACAGAACAGTAAGAACCTGCGTTCGCACATGGTCGGTCAGACCATCACGGTGAAAAGCAAAGCGGAAGTTTATACGGCTGCAGTGACACAGCTTGGAAATGAACTGGATTATGCACTGAATGCGGGTGGCCTTTATCCAGATGGTGGATGGCTGTTGGATGGTTTAGAAAAATTGAATGGGATACTAATTTGATATGACAGATTTAACTGCAGTTTCACAATGGTCGCCAGTGCGGCAACTGGAAAAAACTGACCAGGCTATTGCCGGCCCCGGCGGTATCATGAATGCGCAGGCGCAGGCACTAGCTAATCGCACCCAGTATTTAAAAGACAATTCAGTGACAAAGTCGGAACTTGCTGCAAAAAGCTCAGGTTATTACAAGTCTTATGCCACACTTGCAAGCGCAAATGCTGATATTGCCAACATTCCATTTGGTACATCTGTGAAAGTGCTAAGTGCGACAGATGGCGGGGAATATTATAAAGCAACATCGAATGCAACAATGCTCACCAAGTCTGAATATGATCCGGAAGCAAAAGTCACTGCACTGTTAAACGCTCGTGATGGTGAAAACGAAACAGCGGACGCAAGAATAAATACAGCATTACAGATGATCGCTTACGCGCTTGCAATATTGCGCGAAGACTATGATGCAGATGTTTTAAAAATTACCACAGACATTGCAACAAATAACAGTGCAATTGCAACAAATAACAGAGCAATTGCAACGAATGATGCATCTATAGCGGCAATCAAAATCACAAATGAACAAGTAAAAAGTGACATTGCAAGAATACTGGTTGCAGTTGAAAACATGATTGTTGCAATGGTAGACAACCGTGCTGATTTCGATAGCACTATAACAACTTTGAATGCAACTGATACATCACTGACAACAGCATTAAGCAATCTGTCTATTGCGATGAATACAAGTAATCAGCTGTTAGCAATTGCACTAAATGAAATTGTTTCACCAACACCATAATTGAGATAAAGATATGACCACTATTTTAGTTAAAGATTCGCTGCGCCAGTCAGTAGAGGCGGCATCAGATGGAAAGCAGACTGTGCTTTACACAGCAAAAGGCCAACCGACATTTATGAACATCATCAATAAGTTTGATATGTTTAGTATTGATCCATCATTAAGCGGTACGCACCCTGCCTTTATTATTGATGGTGTGGAAAAAAGCCAGATTTTTGTCGGAACATACAATGGTGTTGTAAAAAATGGCGAGCTTTTGAGCTTGCCAAACCAAGACCCTGCCAACTCACTTAACTATGACCAGTTTTTAGCGTATGCACGCGCCAACGGCAATGGTCACCATCTGATCACCAATGCCGAATGGTCAGCGATTGCCTTATCTTGCTATAAAAACAATACGCAGCCGCTTGGCAACACGTATTACGGTCGCAGCTCGGAAGATGCGACACAATTTGGCCGTCGTTCAGATGGTGTGGATGCCTCTGCAGGTATTACAACTGGATCTGCGCGCACGTTGACAGGTTCAGGCCCAGTAAGCTGGCGGCACAATGGCAAGTACAACGGTATCAGTGATCTGTCTGGCAATGTCTGGGAATGGAATTCCGGCATGCGTTTGCTGAATGGAGAAATTCAGATTATTGCCGACAATAATGCCGCAAAACTCGCCATTGATCTGGGTGCAACATCTGCGGAATGGAAAGCCATTGATGGAGCCACTGGTAATCTGGTGAAGCCAAACGGCAGCGGCACAACCGTGGGCACCGTCAAGTTTGCTTCATCTGGAACTGCCGACTATACCCTGGTGATCTCCAGTGGTGGTGCATTTGGCGCAATGACCAACCCGTCCACCACAAAGCCGGTGTCAGCCGCTGCATTGAATAAACTCAAGGCGCTCGGCTTGTTCCCATTGGTGAGTGGCTCTGCAAACTTCGGTGCAGATTGTTTTTGGTACAACCTAACTATTGAGTCGATACCCATCCGCGGCGGCAGCTGGGGCAACGGTGCGCCAGCCGGTGTGTTCGCTCTCCTCTCGTACAACGTTCGCACGACCTCGTACCCGAGCATTGGGGCCCGTCCAGCTTTTGTAAATCTGTAATCTGTAGCGTGCAATCTGTTGCGTGCGCGATAGCGCACGTAGTTAAAAATGAAGGTGTTTTGTGTCAAATAACGATTTATTAAATTGCCAAGCAATTGGTCCGCAAGCGCATTGCCTGCCAGCAGACACTGAAGCTGCTGGATGAAATTATTGATTCAAGTGGTGGCGGAGTGGGTTTGCCCATTGGCAATTTAACCTCCCAATTACTGGCCAATATGTATTTGCATGAGCTGGATGAGTTTGTGAAGCATCGGCTGAATGAAAAATATTACATTCGCTATATGGATGATTTTTGCATTTTTCACCATGACAAGGATCACTTGCGCCATTTGCGTATTGATATAGACCGGTTTTTATTTGAAAAGCTCAGGCTGAAAACCAATGCCAAAACCCAGATATTTCCAGTTTCCTTGCAGCACGGCAGGGCACTGGATTTTTTGGGTTATCGCATGTGGCCAACCCATCGGAGGCTGCGTAAAAGCTCCATTTCAAGGATCTACCGAAAAATCAGATTCATGAAAAAACGCTATGCAAAAGGAACAATGACCGCCAAGCGCATCCGGGCATCAATTATTTCATGGGTAGCACATGCATCACATGCTCAAAGTCGTGGGCTGCAAGTATCGATACTAAATAAGGCAATATTTGTAAAAAACCATACATCAATACATGGTTTGAAAAGTTACGTTTTAATTAATTGCAAAAAGGAAACATTGTTATGCTAGAACTACTGACAAATAAAGATGGTGTTGAAGTACATTATGTGAACTTCACTCGAGAATCATTTTCCATTATTTCACATGCAACTGGTGCTGAAATAAATGCTGTAGATTTTGAAGAGATTTTTCCTGGGTTTATAAATATTGCAACATCTGTAAGTAATTATTCTACTTCTGAATTAATCGGTGAATTAAGTCAGTTAAATCGTGATTATATCTGGGCGCATGTGTCTGGAGGTTTATGATATGTCTTATAAAACTATCCATACTATCCTTGGTCTACAGCTTTTAGCACAGGCAGAATCGCAAGGCACACAGATTCGGCTGACGCACATGGCCATCGGTGATGGCAATGGCTTTCCAGTGGGTCCAGTTGAAACACAAACACAGCTGGTCCGTGAACAGTTCCGAACCAGCATTAACCGGGTATTCCAAGATCCGGAAAACGCCAACAAATTTACCGCAGAAATGATCATTCCACTTTCAACAGGTGGCTTTGTCATGCGTGAAGTTGGGGTATTTGACAGCAACGGCAACCTGATTCTGGTCGGTAATCTTCCAGACACATACAAGCCAACTGAAGCAGATGGACTGTTTCAGGGAACGGCCATCCGTATTCCATTCATGGTCAGCAATGCATCCACCATTGAGCTGATGATTGATCCAAACGTGGTGGTGGCAACGCATAGCTGGATCATCAATACACTGACCCCGGCTTACCTGTTCCCAGGCGGAACCACTGGACAGGTTTTAAAGAAATCATCCAACATTGATGGTGATACAGTTTGGGCCGATCCAGCAGAAACAAACGTGTTTGTCGATAGCATTGAAGAAGAACAGTTGCTGGCTAATTTGCAAACCGTGGTGACCTTATCCACGGCGACCACTACCGGTCTGGCGGTGTATATCAATGGCCAGCGTATTGCCAACAAGGTTGGTGCAGATGGCTGGACACCGGCATCAGCCAACAGAATTACACTGGGTCAGGCCTATGCAGCAGGTTCAAAGATTCTATGTGTGCAGAACG